TGAAAAGAGGACATACGCCATTCGTAGAATTGATATAGCAATAACGACGTAGGACCAATGGTGGTACTGAGGTCGATCCTCAGGCTTCACCAACAAACTATGCAGTGCGAGGATGATGAACATAAACCGCACTGGATGACTGGACTGATTATAAATGAAGTGTGTAATGGTAGGGAAGGGTAGCTGCGATACATACCAATGGAGCATGACTGTTGTTGGAAATGATATGTATAAACCTAACCCCAAAGCATTAATTGACGCTTCAAATATACCAAAACTGACGGGAGACACAAATTTCTTCACCAACTCTTCGAGCACAACCTGTATGGCTTGTACGAATGTGTGTTGGTAGTCAGAATTGGACAAAATTGTTTGCAGTGTTAACAGAACATTGCAATCGCGCTGAACGAACGGCGTTATGTCAACGCGTAGGCGGGTAACGAATTCCGTGTTGCTCGCCACAACAGCGCACATCTTAGCCACTGTTGACAGATCAAGACCATATCGACGACAAAACATTGCATAAGTGTCGGTTGTGGGTTGGTGTTGTCTAACAGCATGTATTTTGTGATCTTCTTGTCGGATGACATCAGGAGTAAACCCTTCAGTGTAATGCAACAACCATTGTATATACACTGATACCAAGGGAACAGGACTGAGTTCATTTTGCAATCCTAGGGCTATACCACGCATGCGTGAACGACATTGATCAATAGTCCATCGCGCTTCGTCTAATGCAAAGCCCAACTTGGTTAACGTACGTCCCGGCATCGGTGCCAGGAGAGAACCAGTAGTAGTGGGCCAAAATAAAGACGAGCAAAATGTACAATCAAATGGGTCAGTTCGCAGGTTGTATTTGGGTCTTAGACCCAAGGACCGCAAAAATTCGACAGTCTTGTCTGGATTAACTCGAGTGTGGAGCCATACGGTAGGCAAAATCAATGAATCATCGCCCAAAACTAACATATGGACATTATCAAGAACTTCCTTGGGAGTACAAGAAGCGGAATACGCTAATGCCAATATTTGCGAAATGGCATTAAGACGGGAATTGCCAACAGATGTGTGCTGGTCACCAGAAGCCCGTGTATAGGGGACAAAGAACTTATATCCCCCACGCGTGGAACCATGCTTGTTGGTGATCATTTTAAAGATTCGACGATAGGTAGTGGAGTTGTCAACTTGAGGACAACGATCCATATCAAGAGGGAACTAATCATTTTCCAAAGCGTTAAAAGACTCGCCAATGGAACTATCGAACCTAGACATGTCAAACTCATATGCCACACATTTCCAATTAGTGTCAAAGTAGG